GTGTTCTTCGGCATACCTGCTAATGAATGGATGTACTCCTAGTAGATGCCACGAGGGGTCTAGGTGGTTAGGTGAGTGGTTTGTTGCCTCTGCGTTCGTTGCATGACCGGTGTGCTGGAAGCAACGGCGAGTTAGGGTCGGCTGGGTTGATGTGGTCGGCTGTCCACGGGTCGTTTGTTCGTGCAGGGTCACCGCAGATGTGGCAGTTCACAGCTTGTTCGCGCACAGCCTTTGCTCTGCGTTTGTAATCGCCTGAGTATTGTCCTGTGAGTTTCTTGACGGTTGCGCGCCTGTTCGCTGTTTGTTGGTCTACCTGTGCCTGATGCGTTATGCAACGGCTTTGACCAGGTTCGCCAAGTTGCCCACAGGTCAGGCAAGGTCTACGGAAACGGCTCACTTATTCTTATCAGTCGAATAAAAACCTGAACCATTGAAGCGCACACCAACACCACCGACCACCTGACGCATAGGTTCACCACACTCAGCGCACTTGATGTCTGTTGGTTCTTCGGCGTGGATGCTTCTTATTTCTTTTTTTATGTGGCCTGATGCGCAGGTGTATTCGTAGAGTGGAATTTACTTGTCCAATCGTTCGATGAACTGTTTGATGGCCACCGCTTCACGATCAGCGCCCAACTGATACAGCTCAACATAGTAAGCCTGTAACGCTGCTAACAATTCTTTGGCAGTCATGCGTTCGCTTCCTCGCTTGCTTGAATGTGAAACCAGTCCACACAGTCCGAATAGCCACAAAGCCTAACACCTGGCCGATACAACTGACCCTTCTTATCCAATGGCCTGTCGTATTCATCTAGTTCGCCTATGTGTGGTGTGCAGACACCGAACCTTGTTTTGACCCTGAACTGTTGACCAGCCTGACACTGATTGCAACCCCACAGGTCACGACCACGCTGCAATCGCTGGTTTGCTGTGTCATCCTTCATGGCGCAACCGCACCGCGAACACTCAGCCATTATCTTTCCCATTTCCAATAGATCGTGCTGCCCTGTTTATAGGTGGCTACCAAGTGCCAATTACGGTAATACTCGCGCCCAAAGCGATAGCGCCGCTTAGCCATTTACTCTCACAAATCTCATCTTTGTATTCTTTACGCTGGCCGACTCTAAGTCAAGAACCGAAGTGGTCTGACCCTTCTTGAACCCTGCATGAATGACCTTGCCGTTGCCAATGTAGATGCTGGCATGGAAGAAGGTGTTTGTGCCTTTGTAACCGAACAGCACCAAGTCACCGATTGCAGGCGCGGCCACCTTCACACCGGCCTGAGCCTGCTTGTTAGCTGAGTGTGGAATGTCAATGCCGATCTGCTGATAAGCCCAACGAGTCATGCCAGAGCAATCCCAACCCGAAGGTGTAGACCCACTGAACACATACCAAGTTTTACCCACACGCTTCTTCAACTTCTTCACGACCTTAGCCATGCGATGTTCGGCAGCATCCTGCTTTACAACAGACATGAAATCGGGAATTGTTTTTACTGTGGCCTGTGGCGCAGGTATTTGCGCTGCTGTTGCCGATGATGAGCAACCGGCAAGAATAACCCCCAGAGTTGTGAGAGCAATTAGTTGTTTCTTCATTTAGCGCCTACCTTCCTTGAGAGTGTTCTCGGCGTTTATTGTCGAACGATATTCAGTTATGAGTGGAACGCCCAAGAGTTGCACTTGGGAACTGCGCCAACAAACACAGTCAGCTCTGCATCCCTTGTGCTTAGAGTTTCAGCACCGCACCTTGATAGTGCGAACCTTTGGTTAGTTCAAGGCAGGTGATACCAGGCACACTGTCTTCGCCTGATACACGCTTGAACCATGACGATCCGTTGTCGCTGGTGGTGGCTTGCACCCAGAACCGTGAACCGCCATTGTGTGACTGACCAGCCTCAACAACGCGCAAATGATGGAAGTGTGCTGTGAGCAGGATAGATGCGGCGCTGATGGTCTGATTGCCGAAGGTGTTCTGCCGCCACCAAGTCACAGCGTTCTCAGGTCTGCTGAACTGGTGACCGTGAGCAATGCCGACTAGGTGGAAACCGTCACCGAACGCATCAAAGATTAGTGATTCCTCTTGCTCGTGTGGCACAAGGAAGTCCACAGGCAACCCGACCTCTACGGCTAGTCTGCGCAGCTGTTGAAGGATAACGATGCCCCAGTCATCACGCCCAGGTTTGCCAATGGCCTGCTTGTTCACACGCCACTGGCAGTGGTTCGACCCGATGCTTGCATAAGTCACCGGCGCATACTTGGTTGCCATCTTCAAGAAATCCCAAACCAGCGAAGCCGCAAGATCCACGGATTGCATAACCGAGAGGTCGTTTCCTTGAAGTTGACTCATGTTCGCAGCGTTCTCAATGCCCTCAATGATGTCACCCAAGTCCAACGCATAAATGCGCTCATACTTGCCAACCTTCAGCTGTGCCTCAATCCGGTCATAAGAAGCCAACACACGCTGGATTAGTTCCTTGCTTCCCCCACGATGGTCAACCTTGCCAACCTGATAATCGGCTAGGCAGGCAACAAATACTTTTCCTGTTTCGGTGGCCTTCAGTGTCTTAGGTCTGGTCTTCTTAGCCTCAGCAAACAACAACGGCAAATCAGGGTTCGTGCCAATACGCTTCTTGAACCTGAACCGGTAAGCCGTCAACCATTGCGGATCAAGAGGGAACGGCCTAGCCACCTGCCAACGGCTAGTCCGTGGTTCGCCAACAATCTCAATCAGTGCAGGGTCGAAACCAGCGTCAACAAGGAACTCATCAAAGTTTGGTTGCTCATCAGGTAAGAAGCCCCTGGTGGTTGCTTCACCGTTAGTGCCGTCAAATTCGACTGCTGGTCGCCAATCGTTCGGCGCAACAATCTTTGGTGCAGGTTGCAAGTCATCAAGCATCAGTCAATCTTCCCACACGAACACGCACCTTTACGGTGCTGCGAAATGGCGTTGTCAGAGATAAGCACACCACGAATCTTCAGCGCGTTGCTCAAAGTCTTTGCAGGCCACACATCCGGTGACTTCAAAGCCGTTAGCAAAATGTCAACATCCTTCTGGTCAAGTTCAGCAACCAATGTCCTAATACGACACGGCCTGTCCTTGATATATGGTTCTAAACCATCTAACAAACCCATTACCAACCTCTGTTCAGTTTTCGTGCAATCGTCAAAGCATAGGCGTTGGCGTGGTTGCCTTTACGAGCTTCATCTAACAGCCAGGCTGCCAAGTCCTTACGGATGCCCTCAAAGTCTTCATCCCACACCAAGTTGTCATCATTGATAAGTTCGGCAGCTGCCCGAAGTGCCTGGTTGTTGCTCAGGAACAGTTTGTGTGTGTTGCGCATCATTCGTCATCACCTGCCCTGATCCAACCGGCGATTAGCGCACAACCGACACAAAGCCATAGGCCAGCCACTAAAACATCCATCAGTAGTTCAGTTTCTTTATCAGTTGGCGCAGGTCGTAACACTTGCCGCCGTGATGAATACAACGGCCATCATCATCAGCCAAAGCATCGAAACAGATTCGGCGCTCAATCTCAGCAATAATCAAAGTGCGTTCGTGAATTGTGCCAGCGTAAAAGCCCTGAGTGTATTCGGTCTGATTGTCTGCCGGCTGAAACCATTTAGGGTCAATCTCACGGCTTGTTTCAGGATTACTCATTACCAGCCCTGCCTTTTCATCTTCCGCAGACGGCGGCGAACAGCTGCCTTCCTGCGATGTGTTGGCCATAGAACGAAATTGCTAGACATTCCCATTTGATTCCCCTTTGATTAGTGCGACAAGTTTTGTTAGTTCACGCTGATAGTTCAACACTGAAGGTCTAACCCAAGTGTCACGAACATTCTCAATGACACCTGCGACACGATCACGCTCACGCACCCGCACTTGGTCTGCATAGGTTTGCAACTCACCCACAGTTGTTGGCAACTTCTCAGTCACTGATAACCTCACCCTGGATAAGGCGCAAACAATGCGCAACCACGCCAGCCTGCACAACACAATCGTTCTTCACAAGTTTCAACCGGTAAAGGTCAAGCTCGTAAACAATACGATTCTCAGTGTTCTGTGCTGCACGGTCAGCATCCGCTGTCACTGTTGCCTTGCCAGCCTCGACACCCATCAGATAAGCGTGACGGATTTCTGGTTTGCTCAAATCAAGCATCAAAGTCACGCACCCTCTCGGCCACATACTCCAACGATGGTGTCTTGCTTGGATGTAAAGCCAACGACTCAATGAAGTCGGCGACCTTCACAACGGTTTCTAACTTGCCCATCTCATAAGCCGTGTTCGCTGCTTCACGCACAGCCAACGAAACCTGCTCATAAGTGAATGTTGCTTCGGCGCTCATTTGTTGCCTCGCTTGATCTGCGACCTGCGATTGATGACCAGGTAACGCATGAACGAGATGCCTGCACCAATGAACAGGATGCCTGCGAATAATGCTGACAAGCCGTTCTGTGCCATCCAGTCAGCTGCAATAAAGCAGACTGCCATACCTAAAACGAATAATGGAATTTGCATTTTTACCCTTGCTGTCAGTTTGTTGGCCTGACAGGTCAAATCTAGGGATGACCACAGACAAAAGCAAGCAACGAAACGCCGTAATTTTGGCCGTTACCGAACCGTTACAAAGCCCAAATCTCTATCTTTGCCCCAGGCACAGGGTAAGTGTCAGCCCCAGACCACAACTCAAAAGCCTCTAACTCAACAACCAAACAGTCATCCACCCAAGCATTAGCCAAAGTGATGCTGTCACACACGCCACGCACCAGCTTGTCAATGTCAGGTGTGGTCGCAGGGTAGAGCCATTTAGGGTTCTTAGGTCGGTCAATGTAGAAGGTCACAGATAGGCGCACAGGCGCAACAAAACGGCTAATGTCTTCGGTTCGCGCAAACTCTTGCCTGATCGCACCAATGATGGCTTGCCGCCAAGCCGGTAAATACTTGCTAGCCTCAACAAAGCGTTGGTTGCCTTTGTAAGACTTAGACCCCTGTGGTGCTGGTCTGCCCTGCACCCAAAACAGAAGGTGTTGACGGCCTACTTCTTCAGCCATACCGCAACCAGAGTGCCAACCTGGAACACGAACACAAGCAACGCCCACATTCGCACCGGCATCGGCAAACTAGTCTGATCTACGGCCTGCCACGAAAAGAACGCACCCGAACCCATGATGACCGAAGTGATGATTTTGGTCATTAGAACGGTGCTATCTCAGCTGCACCAAACGCTTCAAGGTTCTGACGGCCAGCATTAGGGTTACCTGCTTTAGCCAACGGCTTGAACACAGCCTTCGACACCCAGAACGAAACAACAACCTCATCCTTGTCGTTAGTCCACTTGCTGATTCGCAGCTCACCAGTGACCTCGTAGAAGTTATCTTTGGCAATGTTGTGACTGGACTCCAACGCAATGTTGAAGTAGTGCTTCTCAACGGTTTCCCACTCACCAGCATCGTTCTTACGATTCACTGGCACAGGCACAACAACATATTCGCCCGACTTACCAGACTTGATTTCGCCTGCATAACCGGTGATTGTTACAACAAGATTTTTAGCCATTTCTTACCCTTCCAATAGTTTCTCTGATTCTAAACACTGCCACCGACAATGTGACTGCTAGCCACACAATCGGAATGACCACAAACACGGTCACCAGGCATAAACAAAACGCCGTGAACCACAGGCCGATCCAAACGGTCAAACTGACCATGAAACGGTATGCAAGCCTCGCCATTGTATTTCACCTGCTTGGCTGGTTTAGCCCGACAACTAGCACAGTATTGTGCCAGGTGCTTCTTCTTAGGAACGACCACCCAAACAAAGCCACACTTGCGGCACTGAACCTGGTTGTCTTCCACATGGTCAGGTTATCGGTTTTCAACGACACGAGCAAATAAACCATCGAACCTGAGCGCAACATGGCCGGTCTTGCCGTGACGGTTCTTGGCGATGTGCATAATCATTTTCGACTTGTCATCCTCACCGTCATCGTTAGCTCGTTCACGGTTCAACAAAATCACCACATCAGCATCCTGCTCAATAGCACCCGAATCACGCAAATCAGACAGCCCAGGTGCAGAGTCTTTACGGCCTTCAATGCCACGGTTCAACTGTGCCAAAGCAATCACCGGCACATCCAAATCCCTTGCCAAAATCTTTAGACCGTTGCTGATGGCCGTCACAGACTCGTAACGGTTACGACCACGCTCAGTGTCCTGCATCAGCTGTAAGTAATCAACCACGATGGCAGCCAACTTCTGCTTCTTAGCGACCTGCCGCGCAAACGCCCGAACATCCACAAGGGTCTGCCCAGACTTGTCAGCAATCGCAATCGGCCTAGCCAACTCATTCTGCTTCTCAGCAATACGCCGCCAATCAAGGTCAGTCAAAGTTCGGTTCTCAAGGTGATCCATGCTCACATTGCAGACACTCGCAAACAGTCGGTTCATAATCTCGCGCTTGCTCATCTCAAGGCTGTGAAACGACACCGCGCCTTCACCAGCCAACTCAAACGCCATGTTCACCGCAACAACCGACTTACCAACCGCCGGTCTAGCCCCAACAATGTAAAGCGCACCAGGTCTAAAACCACCCAAGAAGGCGTTTAGGCTGCCCCACTGTGACGGCACAAAGTCGGGTGCGCTGTTCAGGTGTTCAACCGAATCCAACAGGATGTCTTGCACGAACTGCACCTGCTCACGCAAACGCCCAACAGTCACCTGCTCAATGCGATCACCAGCCCTATCCAAAGCCACATCCACATCAGAATCCTGTGCCTGACCAGCCGAAACCAAACCATGACCAACCTCAACCAAAGCCCAACGAGCGTTCCTGTCAACAATGACCTGCTCATAAAAGTTGGCGTTCTGCCAAGCCGGTGTTTCCGCTGTGGCCTCATGCAAATAAACCGCCAGCTCAGGAATCTTTGACCCAACCGTGAAACTGTCAATCCCTTCACCATCACGGCGCATTTTCTG